CCTAAACCAAGACCTGTACCAAGACCTAAACCTGTACTAGTATACTCAAGACCCTTACGAACCTTCTCTTTTGTCTCAGAGAATTCCTTTGTTGTATCTTTCTCTGAACTGTGGTCTTTCTTGTACTTATCATACAACCTCTTACCGCCGTATGCTAAAGCTGCTGTACCTGCTACACCAACAGCTACTTTTCCTGCATTTTTAAGACCCTTTCTGAGTGCCTTATTCTCTCGAATCATTTTATAATACTCAGGTCTGGTTGGTGCACCCTTTGTATACTTGCTTTCATCCATTACAGCTTCTTTCATTCGATTGCCAGCATCCTTTGCCGAATCTAGTGCAGATTCCCAAATATCGTTTTTAACATTACGATAATTAGTAATAGGGTCATAAGAATGCCTTCTATAGGTTCGTATTCTTTCTATGACACCACCACCTTCTATTCTTCCTTCAAACTCTCCACCACCACCTGGGGAGAAATCACCTTTTTTTAATTCATCGTTGGCTTTTTTTCTAAACTTCTTTAAAGCTTTAGCAAAGTTCGATCTTCTTTCCCTAAGCTCCTTTCGGCCCTTTGAATTTAAGTCTGTATAATCTCGGTAAGCGAAATATTTAATCCTTGGTAGTATCATTTTCTCCTGGTATATTATATAGGTTACTTGCATCTATCATTACTGGATCTTCTTGCTTCCTCCTAGACTTTATCAATTTTCTAGCAGCTAGTGACAATCCAATACCAGCAGTGCCTATTGCAAGTGCCTTATTACTATTCTTTCTTTTAATCACAGCCTTTGACCTCTCTACTGCACCACTAACTCTTCTGCTTAAGTCTGCTCTCCTCGCATTCATAAAGTTAGATATGCTCTTTTCTGTCTCAGCTAGTTTCTGATTTTCTGCTCTTAGGTCCTTTGCGAACTCTCTTCTAATCTTCCCAGCACCAAATGGACCCTTACCTGATATATCTCTCTTTGCCTTATCTTTCAATGCAGTTCCAGCAATATTTCTGCGTAGTCTTGCATCCCTTACTAGTTTTTCAGACTCGGCATTTATTAAGTTGGTTCCTTTTTCTAGGTGCTTCTGTGCTTGGCTATCAATTCTCTTAGTACCAAGTTTATTTGCTACCCTATTATAACCAACCGCTGCACCAATAGAACCAACTACTCCACCTGCACCTACTAAGTTTGCAGCCCTATTCTTCTTAGCTTGCTCTTCATAGGATTCGGCGAAATATTTAATCCTTGGTATTATCATCTTTCTTGTTCTTATATATTAAGCTACCAATGCCTTTACCTGCAAGTCTAGATCCTTCGCCTAATGCAATACTCTTTACTGCTGCTTGACCTGCATAAGTTCCCCAGGCAGCACCAAGACGTTTTCTACTCTCCTTCATTAGCTCTTTACTAGCACCGAGTTTTTTCATATTCTTAAGACCATTAAGACTTGCTTTTCCCTCCGCTACTAATAGTGGGGCTGCAAGAGCTGCTGGTACTGCGGCTGCCTTAACTTTATTCCAGGTTGACTCTTTCTTACCTTCTGCCTTTAGTTTTGCAGATTTCATACCTGAGTGAAAACCATTTGCTGCAATACCAAGATGACCGATAGGAGATACAGTGGCAATAGATGATGCCTGGTACCCCTTATGTGCAGCCTTACCGATGATAGACTTAGATCTACCTGATCTTAGATAATTAGAATGCCCTATTTCATGAGCTAGTACGTCTGCATCATTGTGCTTGCCCATTACAATAGAATCTTTTCCTAGATTGTCAACTACCTTATTCCCATAGATTCCCTCTACTGCATCTTTGATTCTATCTGCAGCCTTTTTATAGTTCTTGTTGCCAGATGATCTTGACTTTTTCTTCAAGTATGCAATAGCGTTCCTAACCTTTTTACCCGCACCTGTTCCTACATAAGCCGAGTTCTGAAAGTTGGGATCTTCTATAATCTTAGGGCCTCCATTTTTCTTAACCTGATCTACTAGTTTCTTTCCGATTGAACCAGCGTCTTTTGCTTTCAATTCGGATTTTTCTAGGTAATCTCCGCCTTTCTTTGTAATTACATCACCTAAGAGACCGCCACCAACTGCAATTCCAGCACCTCCTGCGATCTTGGCAGCGCTTTTAGCAGTTGTGTAATCTTTCTTCTTCTTTTCTTCTTTCTTATCTGCGAAGTATTTAGTTCTCTGTATTATCATAGTATTAAAATATATCTTCTAGCATATTCTGTAACTGTATGCTACTATCTTCCCTAGCATTTCTTGTCATCTGCTCAACAATTCTAAGCTGTTTATTTGCAGAGCTACCACCATCTTCTAGGTATTGTGAGTATTTCTTATAGCATGCCCAGATAGAACCAACACAAGCATCAGCAATATCCTTAGTACCTGGTTGATCTCCTGTTTTTCCTCTATAATCAAACTCAAAACAATTAGAGATATCTGGGTGATCTATCTTAACATGACCACCATTCTTACCATTTGTCACTATTCTAAGCTCTGAACACTCACGCAACATTCTTTCATTGTATACCATCTTAACCCTCTTAGATAGGATGATATTTTTGAACATAAAGTAAGGCTCTGTTGTTCTATCCACTGACAACTCTTCATAAGGAATACCAACACGCTCACAGGATTGAAATAAACCAGCACTAGCAAAAGAGTCGGCGCTAACGTTTACATTATAGTCAACATTTAATCTTTGTATAAACTGGAATATATGGTCAAGTGAAGTAGATTGTCCTTTCTTCCTACTAAGTCCAAATAATAATGGTACTTTGAATGTAGGGTAAGGAGTTGTATCAAATCCGTCCGTATCAGTTATCTCACCGTCAAAATAAGAAACTGCTATACCACACACGTCATTTCTCAATCCAATATCTAGGTGTATAAATAATGTAGTGTGTCTAGGTATCTTAGTAAGCATTGGTGAGACTCTATCATAGATTGTATCCTCTAAGTTGAAGAAATCTATATCATCAATTACATCATCACCCAGGTTTGGTATACTAGAACACTCAATTACACTTGATATGTTACCTTGAAAAAATAACTCCTTACTAGAATAACCAAACCCCGCTAAGTCTTGTAGTGATCTGATAGGGTCTAAGATAAAATTTCGCTTAACCTGTATCGGACATTCTATGATTCTGTCCACATCTAGTTTACTTCTATCTGTTGTTTCTTCTAGTACAAATGGTGTATGTACTGAATCACCTCTATAGAATTCAAATGTCTTACCCTCACTTTCCCTATATAGTTCAGGTCTTGCTACCCAATGTGAATATTTAGCAAGGTAGAGTTCATCCTCTGGTACAGTCTCTTCAAACTTATCTGCCACTGAATGATCTGCATCCTTAGCACTACTATCAACAATTACATGTCCAAAATTATGTCTCTTACTAACAAAACGAGATTGGTAACGCGTCAGGACCTCACTAAGTTTATTCATTGCGTCTTGTGGCCTCCAGAATCCAATCTCAGAGAGTACACTAAATACAAGCTGAGTACCTAAGACTGCATTTGACTTAGGACCTGATGAAATAAGTCGAATCTGTGGCTTATTATACTGATTCTTAAAATATGGACTCAGCGCAAAAACAGTTTTAAAATAGACTACGAAATCTTTATATGCTGTATCTTCGTTGGCGTGGAAGAAACCAAATGCAATCTTAACACCACCAGCTAGACCAAGACTAAGATTCATATTAGTACAACAGTCTAAGCGATGATACATATAGAGTCCCATCAATTTAGACATAGTTGACTTACCAGAACCAATACAACCGCCAAATGATACATAAGGCGTTTTAGTATTAATAGGTGTTGGATAAATCTCAGAGCCAGCATTTTTCCAGATATCGAATATAGACCTACCGTGATTTGTTATTCCTGGATTGCCTAAGAAATAATCATCATGTACAAATTGATCAAAAGATACCGGTACATGATTCATACCTAATAGCTTGGAACCCACTATTATCTTCTCATCCTTACTAAGCTTCGAATACTGTAGCTCTATATCAGAAGGTAACACTAAGTCCCCAATTGAAGATGTTGGGTCGGATTGTACTATAAATTTTTGTCCGTCCATAATCTTTCATTTTATAATCGTGTTCCCCTAACCTCTCGAAGAGTAAGATTCTTGTTTCAAATCTATTAAGGGAAAGAAGTATTAATTAATCTTTATTATCAGACTCGTTATTCTTCTTATACTTATCATATAGCTTCTTACCACCATACGCTAAACCAGCTGCTCCTGCTACACCGAGACCTACATAACCAGCCTTCTTAAGTTTCTGACCCATAAGTTTCTTAGTACGAAGTTCATCTGCAATCTTAGAGTGGCGATTGTAAGATGCGTGAGAGTCCTCTAACTTCTTTAATCTCTCGCGAGAATCCCTTAACTTCTTTAACCTATTAAGTCTAGTCTCCTTATTAACTAAGAGCGGATCTTTGAAGCCCTTATTTGCACTTCTCTCTAGCCTTTTTTGTTCTGCGTTAGCTGGTAATTTATTTAGGTCTGTAATATGAGTATTCTCCCTTGTTCTGTCAAGATTCCAATAATCTACTGCTCCTAATCTTGTTCCAGGTACATTCTGTAGGTCGCTCTTACCTTCGACATTCCTAAATGCCTCTGCTCTCAGCTCAGGAGTTATTTGCTTAGCACTAGTTAATAGAGATCTAACCCCGTTTTGATAATGTATCCTTGCCTTATCTATGTCCCTACTATTTTTATGTAATTTAGTAGTAACTTTCGTACTTACCTTTATACCTTTTGCGCCCCTATCCGAGTCAAATCTATTATTAAACTTAAGAGTTTTTACGCCTTTTAGGTCTTTAGCATAGGTCTCCTTATCCGCTACTTGTTCTAATAGGGTATTTTTTGCTTCTCTAAGATTCTTAGCAAGCTTATTTCTCTTTTTTCTTAAGTACGCAGCACCCTCTTCACTAAGTCCTTCATAGTCAGCCCTAGCGAATTCCTTCTGCTGTTCTTTTTTTTTTGTCAGCTAGTTTCTTAGCACCTACTGCAAGACCTGCTGCAAGTGCGGTACCAGCAGCAACACCACCACCGATCTTAACACCCTTCTCATGCTTTGCGTAGAATTCAGCTGAATTCTTACCAGCCTTAGAGTTCTTAATACTCTCCTTGGCACGGTTAAACATATCACGCAACTTACTTG